TTGAAGATAAACCGTCGCGTGTCAAAAACGTACTGGATGACGGCGCGCCGGAACATTCGCGACGCAAAAGAAGTTTTTAAGGTTTATAAAAATAAGTCACTTTATCGAGAAGTTACACCGGGAACGCTCCGACGTTCGATGGGCGCGTGGCGTTCAGGTCGTCGGACAAATGTAATTTTAGCCGGGCCGCGAGCGTTTTCGAAAGCTCCAAACATAAACGCGGACGGTTGGTTTGGTTCAATAGTTGAAAGCGGACACGTTGGGACATCAGCTATGAAAAACACGCGAAACAAAGGAGTTTTTGAACGCACGTTAAAATCAACGATGGAAACGATGCGCGTTCAGCAAATAAACGAATACAGAAAAGAATTTAAACAATACACGCGATGAACGTGGTCGGAATAGCAATAAACTATATTTTAGAAAACGGAACGACGAATTTATCAGCGCAACCGGATTTCGCGCAGAACGATTTTGCCGACACATACATCGTTTATCGTGTTGTGAATGTAACGCCCAGCGACACAAAAAGCGGTGTTTCTACCTTGGATGAGGTTGATGTAGAAATAAACATTTACAGCACTATTTTGGCGACGGTGGCGGATTTATCGGTGAAGGTTCGCGCCGATTTGGATCGCGTTGCACACGGAACGTATAACGGCGTAATATTACAAGGCGTACAATTTACTGACGAGGACAGCGGTTACGATTATTTTTCGCGCCGGTATGAATGCCAGCAAACATATACATTTAGAGTTGAACGATAAATTTTGTAAATTTGCATTATGGAATTAAAAGTATTAAAAGCCGTTCGCGGTCAAAGATGGGTAAAAGGCGATTTGATTAACGTATCGCGCGATTACGCTAAAAAACTTATTTCAAAAAATCAAGCGTGTTTACCTGGTGAATACTTGGAAAAAATCGCAGTCAAAAAGGAAGTTAATAACGACGAAAAATAAAATAAAATGGCACAAACAGTAAATGTTATGAACGGCACGGATTTGGCCGTTTATTTTGGAACATCATCGGGTTCGGAGGCATTGATCGCACACGCGACCGAATGTTCAATTTCATTCAGCGAGGACGCGCGCGACATCACAACCAAAGATTCTGCCGGATGGCGTGAACTTTTGGAGGGGTTAAGATCGTTCACCGTATCAACGTCGCACCTTCACGCAGAGAACGACACGACGAACGTTCAAGATATTTGGAGCGCATTCAACACACGCGCGACGGTGAACTTGTTAATTTCAACCGAGCAAACAGGTGATTATCGTTTTGCGTGCGAGGCGAGAATTTCAAGCATTGAAATGAGCGCAGCGACCGAAGATAACGTTACTTATTCTGTATCGTTTGAAGGAACTGGAGAACCAACGTATTTAGAAATTACCTAATTTTTGAACCATGACCAAAACAATAAAAATTGCAAATCGTGAATTTCCCGTGCGGATGACGTTAGGCGTTTACCGCAAATTTGACAACAAATTCAAGTCCGAAGGGATGAGCGTTTTAAAAATGGGCGACGTGGGAAGTTTACGGACCGAACACATTGTTCAGTTGGTTTTTTACGGCATTGAAGCGGGCGCAAAATTTGAAGGCGAAAAACTTGATATCGACATTGAATGGATTTACGACAACGTTGAAGTTTCAGAGCTGGGCGAGTTGATGAGCGCGATGGGCGTGAAAGATGACGCACAAAAAAAAACGTAAGCAATGAAAGCGGCGTTTCTTTGGATTGGGATGATATAATTAAAATAGGGTTGGGACATTGCGGTTTTAACCCTATTTTGTTGAATCAAATGACGTTTGACGAATTTAACGCGGCGGTAAAAGGTAAACGCGAAATGTTGGAAGCCGAACAGCGCGAAGAATGGGAGCGAATTCGATGGCAAACGTGCATTTTGTTGCAACCGCACATAAAAAAGGGAACCAATTTAACCGAACAAAAATTAAGGCGATTCCCTTGGGAGCAGAATATAAACACAAGCGGCGGACCAACACTTGAACAAATTGAAGCAAGTCGCGAACGGATATTAAAACGAGATGGCAAAATTAGGTGATTTAGTCGCGCGAATAGGCGCAGACACAAAAGGTTTTAATCAGGCATTAGGCGACGTGGAAAGAAGGTCGCGACAAATGTCCGGGAACATTAAGAACCTTGGCAAACAGATGAGCATGGCGATCACGTTGCCGATTGCCGCGCTCGGCGTTACGGCCGTGAATGCGTTTGATAAGCAAGCCAAGGCAATCGCGCAAGTTGAGGCGGGTCTAAAAAGTACCGGCGACCAAGTTGGCTACACGAGCAAGCAGCTCCAAGACATGGCCAGCGAGATGCAGAAAACGACGTTATTTGGTGATGAAGCTATTTTGAAGGATGCGACCGCGCAGCTCTTGACGTTTACGAATATCAGCGGGAACGAGTTTAAGCGGACACAAAAAGCCGCGCTCGATTTGGCGACAAGGTTAGACGGCGACCTGAAAAGCGCGTCGATTCAGTTGGGTAAAGCACTAAATGACCCCGTTAAAAACTTGAGTGCGTTGAGCCGTTCGGGGATTCAGTTCAGCAACGAGCAGAAAACCTTGATTAACTCACTTGCGGAAACGGGGCAAATGGCCGAGGCGCAGCGGATAATTTTAGCCGAGTTGGAGAAGCAGTACGGCGGATCTGCTGAAGCTGCGGCTGCGGCTGGACTTGGACCGATGCAACAGCTGGCAAATTCGTTCGGTGATTTACAGGAGCAGTTCGGTGAGATTATTTTGGAGTTTTCTGTTCCGCTCGTGGATTTCTTTAAGAGGGTTGTCGCTGCGATGCAAGAGATGTCACCGACCACGAAGAAAATAATTCTAGCTATTACGGGTTTTGCTGCGGCCATTGGTCCGGTATTGTATATTTTACCGCAAATGGTTGCGGGGTTTAACCTTGTTAAAGCGGCAATGATTAAGGGTGTTATTCCAGCGTTAAAGCGATTATACGCGACTTTGTTGGCGAATCCATATTTGGCCGTTATCGCGGCGGTTGGCGCGTTGGTTATGGCGTTGCACAGTTTTTATAATAAACAAAACGACGTTCATGAAGCTACGGAACAAGCAAACGCAGCACTAAAAGAGCAAAGCGCGATTTTACAACAAGCGGTAAAAGGGGCGGCGGCTGAAAAAAGCATAAACGCTTTACGTCAAAGCATTAGCGCGCTGAATGAAGAAATTGACAACATTAATCCGGAAGGGTTGGCTAAGGCGATTTCTCTTGATAAGATGGGGGTTAAAACAACAATAAATATCGAAAAAGGCCTAATCAATCCAAGCACAGAAAAGCAAATTAAAGACGAGTTATTCAAGTCGTTAAATGAATTAACGTATGAAGCAGCTGAAAAAGGTTTATTCGGTGCAGATGCTACAGCATACATAAATAAAAGGGCGAAAAGTTTAGCGCAGGAAATTATTACGGAAAATAAAAACGCATTACTGGCACGTCGTGATGAATTGCAAAAAGCGTTAAATGAGGCCACGGCGGTTGAAGCTCCACAGGTAAATGCAAACAGCGGTTCGCAAAAATCAGCACCAGCCGTTCGCGTTCCAATATCAATCGAACCGATTGATCCGATTGCGGTCGCGCAAGCGGTGAATGATATTCCTGTTCCCGATTTAGTTATTTCGCCGACGATTGAATTGAGCGATGAAGATCAAAACAAACTAACAAAATTTAAGGAACAAGGACAAAACGTAGCCAACGCCGTTTCGGGAGCATTTACGCAGATGGGGCAAAAAATCGTTGACGGTTTAGGTTTGGCGGACGATGGTTTTGAGGGTTTCAAAAAATCATTAGCCGGCACGGTCATCGAGTTAATGGGGATGTATTTAAGTCAGTCCATTTCGGCGGCGATTGCCGGAGGTGCCAACGCTGGAGCTGCAACCGGTCCAGCAGCACCAGTGACTACACCGGCATACATTGCCACGCTCGTCGGAGGTGTTTTGAGCGCATTTGCAGCGATTCCGGCATTTGCCGACGGTGGTGTTGTAAGCGGTCCGACGATGGGATTGATGGGTGAATATAGCGGCGCACGAAATAACCCGGAGGTGATCGCACCGCTCGATAAGTTGCGCGGAATGATTGCGGACGTGAGCGGCGGCGGTAACAATGGCGGCGTATTATCGACCAAAGTAAAAGGAAGCGATTTAGTATTCATTTTAGAGCGCGGACAAAAGCAAGTAAACCGAAATAGATAAACAATGGCGGAGTTTTTATATAGCACATTCCAGGACGATAAGGAGCAGTATTGGCGCATTGAGATTCACGACACGGATTTTAGCGGTAGCTCGACACAATTTCACGTCGCCGCCGATGGGTTTCAATTAAAATACCAAGGCGACACGGAAAAACCATTACAGCCGATCGTTGGTAGTACATTATCGTTCGTCATGCAAATCGAGGACGGCGCGCAAGGTTTGGACAATTCGACGACGTTGGACGGGTTTTTATCAACGTTATTGACGGCGGATGAGGATCGTTTCACCGTTGTCGTTCGTGAAGGTTTATTGTCCAGTGACGACGTTTATTGGGTAGGAATTATTCAGCCGGAGCAAATGATAATCGCGGACGAAAGTTATCCGCGTTCGGTTGAAATTATTGCGGCGGATGATTTAGCGAATTTGAAAGGCGTCGAATATACGGATGATGGAACGCCATACACCGGCCAGGCGTCGATATTGGTTCACTTGATACGATGCCTAAACAAAACGAGAACGACGCAGCATTGGAACGGAACC